AAAGTTGATGCTGGCGAGTTGCTCGATGAGACTGGTGAAAAATCAAAGGTCCGCCGCAATACAGAAACTGGTGAGTTGTATGACACTGAAATTTATACACCAAAAGTTACTCCTAAAGCAGAGGCTGCTGCTCCCAAAGCTACGCCAAAAGTAGAAGCTGCGCCTGCACCAAAAGAATCAAAGCCTGAAACAAAGGACAAAAAAACCACACTTAAAGAATTTAGAGAGTCTCTTAAAAGTCCAGATATTTTGAAGCCTTATAAAAAATCTGACATTGAAAATCCAAAATCTAAAGCAAATTTGAGTGACCTTAAATTTGGTAACTTAACAAAAAGCTTACGCGAGAAAGCTGGCATAACTTCATATAAGTCTGGCGGTAAAGTATCTTCCGCGTCTAAACGTGCTGACGGCATCGCTATTCGTGGGAAGACTAGAGCGTAATGCCAATAGAGCCTATTGACCCTTCTAAAAAGACTGGCGGTGACGGGCAGGAGAAATATCCAGCCAAGCCAAAGCATGGTCCTGGAAAGTTTGACGAAATTCTAGAGAAAGCTGAGAAGGCTCAAAAGGCTAGGTCTGAAATAAGCAGTATGGCTGAAAAGACTAGGGCTGAACCTCCTTATACTGGGAAAGCTTATTCTGATACTGGACCAAGGACTGGACCAAACATTTCTGGAACATTTGGTCCTATAACAGATCTAATGGAACGTAAAGCAAAGCCGTACAACAAAGCCAAAGGCGGGGTTATTAAGTCAGCTTCTAAACGGGCCGATGGCATAGCAATTAGAGGAAGGACAAGAGCATGAGACCCTCTCGTGGTATGGGCGCCATAATGCCTACTAAGATGCCAGGTAAGAAAACGATCAAACGCAAGGACAATCCAGAGGATGTGGAGATGTTTGCGGGTGGTGGACTTTATGCCAATATCGCTGCCAAGAAACGCAGGATAGCTTCTGGGTCAGGCGAGAAGATGCGTAGCGCTGGTGCTAAAGGTGCTCCTAAGAAAAGTGATTTTGCAAATGCTGCTAAAACGGCTCAATACAAAGAGGGTGGTACGGTTAATAAAGCTGGTAATTATACGCAACCTGGTATGCGTAAGGCTTTATTTAATAGTATTAAAGCATCGGCTACGCATGGTACGGCAGCGGGTCAATGGTCAGCGAGAAAAGCACAGCTCCTAGCTAAACGTTATAAAGAAAAAGGCGGCGGGTACAAGTGAAATGGTCAGACAAACGCAAAAAGTCGATCAACTGCGACAGCCCAAAGGGGTTTTCGGAGAAGGCTCATTGCGCCAGCAAAAAGAAGAAGATGGCAGGGGGTGGTTTAGCAAAATCACAGCAATCTTTAAAATCTTGGGGAGACCAAGACTGGCAGACCAAGTCAGGCAAGAAGTCGTCCGAGACGGGCGAGAGGTATCTCCCAAAGAAAGCAATACAAGCGTTAAGCCCACAAGAGTACGCAGCAACAACACGAGCAAAGCGGGCGGGAAAAGCACAGGGAAAACAGTTCGTGCCCCAGCCCAAAGGAATAAAAGCAAAAGTAAAACCGTATAGGAAAATATGACTACTACAGGTACCACAGCTTTTAACCTAGACATGAACGACCTCATTGAGGAGGCGTTTGAGCGTTGTGGTTTAGAGCTTCGATCTGGTTATGATTTTAAAACCGCTAGACGGTCTTTAAATCTGCTTACTATTGAGTGGGCCAATCGAGGTATTAATTTGTGGACTGTCGAGCAAGGGCAGATCATAATGAACACGGGTCAGGCTATTTATCCTATTCCAGTGGATACGATTGACCTCTTGGATACTGTGGTGCGTACTAATAATGGTCAGGGTAATAATCAGATTGACATCAATATTAGTCGTATTAGCGAGTCTACATACATCACCATTCCTAATAAAAACGCTACAGGGCGCCCTATTCAGGTTTGGATTAACCGACAGTCAGGTAACGTTGCAAACGTCTCACAGACTGCTTTAAATGGTGCTATAACCGCAACTGACACAACCATTACTTTAGTTAACGCAACATATTTACCTACTCAGGGTTTTATTAATATTGATAATGAGACTATTGGCTATCAGAACATCGTAGGAAATCAAATCTTAAACGCTTGGCGGGGTCAGAACGGCACAACAGCGGCAAGCCACACAACAGCTACGGCGGTATATACCAACAATTTACCTTCAATTAACGTTTGGCCTACCCCTAACCCACCAGGAACCCAATACACATTTGTGTATTACAGAATGCGTAGAATACAAGACTCAGGTACTGGTATTAGAACTCAGGACATTCCGTTCCGCTTTATACCTTGCATGGTGGCGGGCTTGGCTTATCAGTTAAGTGGCAAAATGCCTGGAGTTGATCCAAACAGAATAATGATGCTTAAAGCCGACTACGAACAGCAATGGGACTTGGCGTCTAGCGAAGACCGAGAAAAAGCCCCTGTTCGTTTTGTCCCCCGTAATATGTTTTACAGCTAATCATGCCTAGTAAATTTAGTAGTGGCAAATATGCAATTGCCGAATGTGACCGATGCGGTCAGCGGTATAAACTAAAGGAGCTTAAAAAATTAGTTGTTAAGCAACAAATAAAGAATATTTTGGTATGCCCTAGCTGTTGGGATCCAGATCAGCCACAATTGTCATTAGGCTTGTACCCAGTAAATGACCCACAGGCTGTTAGGAATCCGAGACCAGACGTAAGTTATTTAGTATCAGGGCAAAGCGGCTTGCAGATTAACCAGACGGGCATTGGCCCAGACGGGTTTGGTAGTCCAGAAATGGGTAGTAGAGTAATACAATGGGGTTGGAACCCTGTAGGCGGCAGTAGGGGACCCGATGCAGGATTAACCCCAAATGACTTGGTACAACAAGTAATTGTTGGTACAGTAACGGTAACGACAACTTAAGGAGTTAAAAATGTATAAAAAAGGCGCAGATGGTATTACTAAAACTGGTAAAACCGAAGGTAAAAACCTAGGTGACTCAGGCCCAACAGTGGCTATTGAGAAGGGTCCAGCACATCGTTCTGGCGGCGGTAAAACCAATGCTGATATGAAAAAATATGGTCGTGGTATTGCTAAGGTGATGAACCAGAAACGCCACGCAGGAAGAGGACGTTAATCATGGCTAAATTTTCTATGAAAAAAGGCGGCAAGGAAGTAGGACCTGCTGAAGTTTACGCTCCACCGCACACTATGGATGGTAAGGCTACTAGCATCGTGGCAGACAGTGCTTACACTCCTGGAGCTAAAGTAATGGATACCATGAATATGTCTGTTGGCGGTATTAGTAAGGGCAATTACCCCCCTGAGAATCGTTACGGCAAGATTCAAATGCGTGGTACTGGCGCTGCTACTAAAGGCAAAATGTCTAGTGGGAAAATGGGCTAATGAACTACGCTCAGTTAACGCAAGCGATTCTTGACTATTCTGAGTCTTATGAACAGACTTTTGTAGACAATATTCCGCTTTTTGTCCAGCAATGTGAGGAGCGGATTTATAACGCCGTTCAAATACCTGCTATTCGTAAGAATCAGGTAGGCAACTTTACACAGAGCGACAAGTACCTTGCGTTACCTCCAGACTACTTAGCGTCCTTTTCGATGGCGGTTATTCTGGCTGATGGTAGCCAAGAGTTCTTAATCGACAAGGATGTTAACTTTATTCGGCAGGCGTACCCAAACCCTACAGATGAAGGCGTTCCTCGTTATTACGCCCAGTTTGAGCCATATACATATATTATTGGCCCTACCCCTGATGCAAACTACAACGTGGAATTACATTATTACTATTACCCACAGTCTATTGTTATTGCTGGGACATCTTGGTTAGGTGATAATTTTGAAACTGTATTGTTGTATGGTTCGTTGCGTGAGGCTGTAATTTTCCAAAAGGGGGAGCAAGACATGGTTAGTTACTACGAAGCCAAATACCAAGAATCCTTAGCGTTACTCAGAGAACTGGGTGATGGTAAAGATAGAAGAAGCGCATACCGTGATGGACAACTTAGACTGCCCGTACCTGGGCCTGTTAGATAATTTTTTAGGAGCAAAAAATGGCAATTACCCAAGCAATGGCTACATCGTTCAAGGTTCAACTCTTGAATGGTCAGCAAAACTTTTCCGCAAACACGTTTAAATTAGCGCTGTATACCAGCTCTGCGACTTTAAATGAGAATACAACTGCATATTCCACAAGCAATGAAGTGCCTTCAACAGGTAACTATTCTGCTGGTGGCAATACTTTGTCTGTTAGCGTGACCCCAACAAACTCTGGAAACGTGGCTTTTATCTCGTTCTCTAATAGCTCTTGGTTAAACGCAACGATTACCGCTAACGGTGCTTTGATTTATAACGCCAACTTGGCAAATGCGGCTGTTGCTGTGTTAGCTTTTGGTGGCGATAAGACCTCAACAAATGGTACTTTTGCAGTTAACTTCCCAACCGCAGACGCAACTAACGCAATTATTCGCTTAACCGCAAGTTAAGGAGCTTAAATGGCTCTGATCTTAAAAGATCGTGTTAAAGAAACCACTACTACAGTTAGTACTGGCCCAGTAACACTTCTTGGCGCTGCTGATGGATACCAATCCTTTGCTGCTATTGGCAACGGAAATACTTGCTATTACACTATTGCCGCTCAAACAGGTACGGAATGGGAAGTTGGTATTGGCACATACACATCCAGCGGAACCACTTTAAGCAGAGATACTGTTTTATCTTCTAGTAATAGCGGTTCGCTAGTTAACTTCTCAGCTGGGGTTAAGGATGTTTTTGTAACCCAGCCATCTGAGAAAGCGGTCTATACAGATGCTAGTAATATTGTTAACACTTCTGGAAACGGAGCAAATACAGTTACGTTTACTCAGGTAAACACCACAAATCTTGTTGCTAATACGGTAACGCTAACGGCTGGAACAATTAGCACCAATGCTGCAAACGCAACTGACATTACAAACAAACAGTACGTAGACGGTCTAGTTCTTTCTGGTACTCATTTTCACGAGCCTGTTTTAGTTGAAGAGGACGTAGCTCTAAATGCTGTATATGTGCAACCTAATGGTGCTGGTAATGGTGTAGGCGCAACCTTAACTAATAACGGGGCTAATGCTGCTTTAGTTGTTGATGGTGTAAGCGTATCTAACACAGCCCGTATTTTGGTTTATGCACAAGCTAATGCGGTACAAAATGGTGTTTATACAGTTACTAATCCAGGTAATGCTTCTGCACAGTGGGTTTTAACTCGTTCTACTGACACTGATACATTTGGTTTGGCTAGTTCAACCCAATTAAGTGAAGGTTCAACTTTCTTTGTTCAAGACGGTGATACAGGCGCTGGTCGGACGTATACATGTAATACCCAAGGCACAATTACATTTGGCTCAACCAATATTACTTTTGCTCAGATTAGCTCTGCTCAAATTTATTCTGCTGGCACAGGCCTCAACCTTTCTAACCTGACATTTAGCATTGCTAATACAACGGTTGTTTCTGGTCTTTATGGCGATTCCGCTAATGTATCTGTTATTGAAGTCAATGCGCAGGGACAGTTAACTTCTGCGTCTAATTCAGCAATTAACGTATCTAATATTACTGTCGGTACTTTAAGCAACGACCGCACCACAGCAAGCGCATCAAATGGAGCTAACACCATCGTATTGCGTGACGCTAATGGCTCGTTTAATGCCAACGTAGGAACCTTTACAACCGTTAATGCGACCAATGGTAACTTCACCAATATAACTGCTAATGCTTCTGGTTTAACCGACATTAATGCATCAAACATTACTAGCGGGACAATATCAAATGCCCGTACGACTGGGAATACAGCTAACAGTGCAAGCACAATAGTCCTTCGGGATGCCTCTGGCAACTTTGGCTCTAACGTCATTAGCGCCTCTTTGTTTAGCGGTGACGGGTCTGGGATTAATGCAATTAACGCAAGCAACATCTCATCTGGAACCATAGATAACGCTCGTACTACAGCTGCTTCTGCTAATGGAGCTTCTACGATTGTTCTACGAGATTCAAGCGGTAGCTTTGAGGCTAACCTAGTTAACGCAGTGTCCCTTAGTGGTAACGCTGCAACAGTGACAGGTATTAACGCATCCAACATTGCTTCAGGGACTATTGATAATGCCAGGACTACTGCTTCTTCTGCCAATGGTGCTTCCACTATTGTGCTTCGTGATACTAACGGGTCTTTTTCCGCCAACGTTGTAAACGCCAATAGCTTCTCAGGCAACGGTACTGCGATTACCGCAATCAACGCCTCGAACATTTCTAGTGGTACAATTGGTTCTGCATATGTATCTGGGGCGTATGCCAACATTACTGGGGTTGGAACGTTATCGTCTGGTACATGGCAAGCAAACGTTATCTCCGCTACCTACGGTGGTACTGGCTCTGCAAACTTAACAGCCAACAACGTTATTCTTGGAAACGGAGCCAGCACCGTACAGTTTGTAGCACCAGGAACCAGCGGTAATTTATTAACATCGAATGGAACCACTTGGCAGTCCACTACGCCACCGTTTGCGTATCCTGACCAAGCACTATTCTTAGCAACCATGATGAGTTAAATATGCCAACATATACAAGCACTTCTTACGCAACCGCTAACGTAGTCACTACGGGGTCAACTATTTTTACGGTTGGGGGTTCCAATACCGTTGCGGTTACTAGCCTATTAGTGGCAAACAAAAGCGCATCACCAATTACTGCGGACGCTTATATCACTCGTTCGGCTACGGACTACTACATCATAAAGGGCGCTACTGTTCCTGTTGGGGGATCTTTGGAAGCAATTGCTGGCAACCGTGTAGTTTTAATTGGATCAGATGCACTTAAGGTAGCAGCAAGTGCAAACACTTCAGCCGATTGTATTGTTTCAGTATTAACGACAAGCTAATATGCCATACCTTGGAAATACACCCACCACTCAGAGCTTTATCTCTGGAACCGACTATTTTAATGGTACGGGCGCTCAGACTGCGTTTACTCTTAGCCGTACACCAGGCTCAGTCAATGACATCCAAGCCGTAGTTAACAACGTAGTCCAGCAACCCAACGATGCGTATACGCTTAGTGGCAACACCATCACCTTTACTTCTGCGCCATCCACGGGAACCAATAACGTCTATGTGCGCTATCTCAGCACTACAACTCAGGTAATTACACCAAGCCAGAATACAGTTAGCTGGAGTACGCTCGATTCAAATGTTCAGGGTGATTTGGGCATTAACAATAAAAACAGAATTATCAACGGTGCGATGGTGATTGACCAAAGAAATGCGGGTGCTAGTGTTACTCCTACAAACAGTCAATATTTAGTTGATAGGTTTTTTGCTTCTTTAACCCAAACAAGTAAATTTACTGCACAACAAAATGCTGGTTCAGTAACTCCACCAGCAGGGTTTACAAATTATTTAGGAGTTACTTCTAGTTCTTCTTATGCAGTATTAGCAGGAGATTTGTTTGTTATTGGTCAAGCTATAGAAGGTTTTAATACGGCAGACTTAGACTTTGGTAAAGCTACTGCTAAAACAGTTACATTATCATTTTGGGTGAGAAGTTCACTTACAGGAACTTTTGGCGGTTCATTAATTAATAATGCGTCTAACCGTTCTTATCCGTTTAGTTACACAATTAACGCTGCAAACACTTGGGAACAAAAGTCTATAACTATTGCTGGTGATACTACTGGAACTTGGGTAGGTGCTACCAATGGTGTTGGATTATATGTTTACTTTAATTTAGGTTCTGGCTCAACTTATAGTGGAACTGCTGGTGCATGGGCTGGTTCACTTTTAACAGCACCTACAGGTGCAACATCCGTAGTCGGCACAAACGGAGCAACTTTCTACATCACAGGCGTACAACTCGAAGTAGGTACACAAGCAACAACATTTACTCCAGCTGGAAGTTCATACGGCGCTGAATTGGCTTTGTGTCAGAGGTATTATTACAAAACTTATAGTGCTAGTGTTGTTCCTGGAACTTCTACACAATTAGGAGCTATGTCATTAGAAGTATTAGCTGATGGTACATTAACAAGGTTAAAACTTTTTAGTGGAAGATTGCCTGTTTCAATGAGGACTCAACCCACAGTAACAGCGTATTCAGAAACTGGAACAGCAGATAGAATATCTGTATATAACAACAACATAAGCACATTAACTGTTTCAAGCATTGTTGGAAGAGGTGAAAATAGCTTTGGTTTTTATTTAAATACAACCTCAAACGCATCTGCATCTGCTTCATATATGGCTCAATTTGTTGCATCAGCGGAGTTATAAAATGTATAAATTATGCGAACCAAATTTGCGTGGCGAACATGACCAAGTTAAGCGTTTAACTGATTTTGCAAATATTCCTTTTGACCCAGCCAACACCGATTACCAAAAATACTTAGCATGGCTCGCAGAAGGCAATCAGCCCCTACCAGCAGATGAGGGAGATCAATAATGCCATTAACACAGGTTCAAGGGCAGATGCTCGGCGGGTCAAATAACACGACTACAACTATTCAGTCCAACGGCTCAACCGCAGTTACGATTGACTCTTCACAGAATGTTGGTATTGGTACTAGTAGTCCTTCTGCAAAACTTCATGTTGATGGTACAGGCAATCAATATAGTCGTTTATCAAGTTCTACGCATAGTAACTTTATTCAAGCAGGTTGCGTAAGTGGAAGTACTTTCCATGAATATAAATCTGTTTATCGCCTTGTAGATACCGATGCTGGTGAACGGATGCGTATTGACTCTAGTGGTAATTTGTTGGTTGGTACTACGAGTTCTGCCGTCACTACTGCTGGCATTCTTTTAAAACCAGCGGGTAATAGTGCATCGGTTCCTCTTGTCGGTTCAACTGGGGCATCGTCTTCAAGTGGCGAAATAACAATGGCAGTTTATTCAACAACTGCGGCTCAATATCAGTTTTATGTTGCATACAACGGACAAGCAACAGGAAGATTTACTTATGCCACTTTTTCAGACGCAAGGTTAAAAACCAATATTTCAAGCATTCAAAATGGTTTGGCAACTATAACGGCGTTAAACCCAGTAACTTTTAACTTTTTACCAGCAAAAGACCAAACAGAAAATTCTGATTTGAAATACGGGTTTATTGCTCAAGAAGTTCAACAGTTATTGCCAACATTGGTCAATGAAGGTTTAGATAAAGCGGAGGATGGAACGCCGTATCTAACATTGCAAACAGGTGATTTATTACCCATAGCAATCAAAGCAATCCAAGAACTCAAAGCAGAACTAGACGAAGCAAAAGCCGAAATCGCTGCATTAAAGGAGGCTAAATAATGCCTGTTAGTACAATTCCTGGCGCTGGTATTACATCAAGCACAACACTAACTACTCCTATTGTTTCTACAACTATGGGTGTTGGCGGTGCTACAGCAGCAGCAAGCGGTGCTGGTATTACATTTCCAGCAAGCCAATCTGCAAGCACAGACGCTAATACGCTAGATGATTATGAAGAAGGTACTTGGACAACTACTGTTTCCACTACTTCAAACATTACTGGCACACCAACACTATCCAATGCTAGGTATACAAAAATTGGAAATTTAGTAACGCTTGAAGGTACTTTTAGTGCGCAGGTAACATCATCAAATCAAATTACTTACTGGGTATTCACAATACCTTTTGTTACCGCCGCCTTGACTTCAGGCGCTTGTGGTGCGACAAAACAAGAAGCTAATTATATTGTTGGTGCTGTAAGCGACTCAACAGCAGGTAGTAGCAATACTACCTATATTTCATATTCAGCTTCAGCGGCGCTTCCATCTGGAACAGCAAATCATTCGTTTTCTTACACATACATAGCAGCTTAATTAACTAAATTGGATTATTTAGTCGGACAATTAAAGGAGATTTAAAATGGCATTAACTGAAACAGTAAATATTGACAGAATAGAAGTGGCAAACGATTGGAACATCCAAGTTCGCCAAGCTACCGTTATTGAACGAGATGGTAAGTTTGTATCTCGCACTTTTCATCGTTGGTTATTAACTCCTGATTACGACATTAGCGACCAAGAACAAAAAGTCAAAGATATTTGCAATGCGGCATGGACACCAGATGTCAGGAACGCATACGAAATATTTAAGGCTGAACAAGCAGAAAAACTAGGAGCGCAATAATGCCATACATAGGTTCGCAACCGACTACAGCTGCATTTATTACCGATACATTTAACGGTAATGGATCTACTACTGCCTTCACAATGTCGGCTGCGCCAGCCAACACCAATTCTATTTTGGTTGCGGTATCTGGTGTTTTACAAGATCCATCGACCTACAGCGTATCAAGTACAACCTTAACTTTCTCAGCCGCCCCGCCATCGGGTACGGGCAATATCTCGGTTCGTTTCTTAGGCATCCCAGCAAGCGGCGTAGTAACTACAGCCTACAGAACCCAGACCGAGTTCACAGCAACGGCTGGACAGACTACATTCTCAGTGCCAAGCTATACGGTTGGCTATATTGATGTGTACCGCAACGGTGCATTACTTGGCTCAGCCGACTTTACTGCTACTAACGGAACAACAGTAGTCCTTACCAACGCCGCCAATGCGGGTGACTTAGTAGAAACGGTTAGCTTTTATGTCAGCTCAGTTGTAAATGCCATCCCAGCAGTGGCTGGTGCGGTAAACAGTAACTATATTGCTAATGATGTAACAATAAATTTTGCTGACGGATCAGCTTCTACGCCATCTATTACCAATAACGGCGATACCAACACAGGTATATTCTTCCCAGCAGCCGACACTATTGCCTTTGCTGAAGGTGGTGTTGAGGCGATGCGTATCGACTCTAGTGGTAATTTGTTGGTTGGGACTACAGATGGTAATTTTACCAATGGTATTGGTATTAAAATTGCAAACTCCACATCAGCACGCTTAAAGTTATGTGATTCTGATTCTGGTGTTGGAGCAGCAGATGGTTTTGAATTAACAGCAGCTGGTGTAGATTCTTATATTTATAACTTAGAAAATGGGTTTATGGCATTTGGCACAAATAGTGCAGAACGGATGCGTATTGACTCTAGTGGTAATTTGTGTCTTGGTATTTCATCTCAAATGAACTCAGGCAAGCAATCTATTGAGTTTGTTGGAAATACAACAAATGGAATAACTCTTAGAACTACGTTTGCTTCAACAGGTTCAAATTATTTAGCTTTTTACAATTCTGCAAATAACGTTACTGGGGTTATCCAGCAAAATGGCACAACAACTGTTTCTTATACAACTTCATCAGACTACCGCCTAAAAGAAAATATTGCGCCAATAACAGGTGCTTTAGATAAAGTCGCACAATTAAAACCCGTTACTTATAAGTGGAAAGTAGACGGTTCAGATGGTCAAGGGTTTATCGCTCACGAACTTCAAGAAATAGTACCTGATTGTGTTGTTGGTGAAAAAGATGCGGTAGATGCTGATGGGAACATTAAACCACAAGGTGTTGATACATCATTCTTAGTAGCTACTCTTACAGCAGCAATCCAAGAACTCAAAGCAGAACTAGACGCAACTAAAGCAGAAGTTCAAGCATTAAAAGGAGCAATAGAATGACCCAAGCCGTTCAAACAGCACAATATGGCTCTAGTAATGTAGGACTTGCGTTCAAGAACCGCATCATCAATGGTGCGATGGTTATTGACCAGCGTAATGCTGGTGCTAGTGGTACAGCCAACGGATATACTGTAGATAGGTGGGCATATGTTGCAAGTCAAGCGTCAAAAGCAACTTGGCAACAAAACGCAGGTTCAGTAACACCACCAGCAGGATTTATAAAATATCTTGGTTTTACATCATCTTCAGCATACACAGTAGGAGCTTCGGAAGTTTTTCTTGCTTATCAACCAATTGAAGGATTTAATTGTGCTGATTTAGGTTGGGGAACTGCAAGTGCAAAAACAATTACTCTTAGTTTTTGGGTTCGTTCTAGTTTAACTGGTACTTTTGGTGGCGCTTTGCAAAATAGCGCACAAAATCGTTCTTACCCATTTAGCTATACTGTTTCTTCCGCTAGCACATGGGAACAAAAGTCCATAACAATTGCTGGTGATACAAGCGGAACTTGGCTAACTACAAACGGAATTGGCATTCTACTTAGTTTTAGTCTTGGAACTGGTTCTACATTTAGTGGTACTGCTGGTGCATGGGCTGGAGCAGATTATCGTTCAGCCACAGGAGCAACATCCGTAGTCGGTACAAACGGTGCTACCTTCTACATTACTGGAGTTCAGCTTGAGGTAGGCTCTACAGCTACTAGCTTTGATTACAGACCTTATGGAACTGAATTGGCTTTGTGTCAGCGGTATTTTTACAAACCAAATTCAGCAGTTAATGGCAGCTTTTCGGTTTATTCTGGATATTCAGCAGCAGGTGGCATATTTGGTCATACTTATTTTTACCCAGTTGCAATGAGAGCTACACCTTCTATTTCCGTTATTGGAACTTTTACTGTTTCTAATTGCGCTCAACCTAGTTTTCTACCTGTTGCTGCCGATAATATGTTGGTTTATTCAACAGCAACAGCATCAAATGTTGCTTACTTTGCTGGTGGTGCAACTGTTTCAGTTTCTGCGGAGTTATAAACATGACAATTCAATACAAACTACAAAATGACCCCATAACGCAACAGTCTTGTGCAGTGGGTATCGTTGGGCAAAACATCAGCATCCCCTTCGACCCAGCCAATACCGACTACCAGCAGTTTAAAATCCAAGTCTTAGCTGGTGCAGAACTGCAAGATGCCAATGGGGATGTGATGACACAAGAACAAGCTAATGAATTTATAGCGACTTTGCCCTAGGATAAAGAATGTTTGCTGACATCCCATTTGCTGGCGCCCCGTTTGCCTCGCTAGGTGGGACGAATGTAGTTGTTGCTTTAACAGGCGTTACTGCTGTAGGTGTTGTAGGTACAGTTGATGTACAGACCGACCAAATTATTGATGTTACAGGCGTTTATGCCGTAGGTCAGGTAGGCACGGTTGAGGTCCAAGCAAGCGCAAATGTCAATCTTACGGGCGTTTACAGCCCAGTTTTAGTTGGCACGGTAGATGTCCAGACCGATCAAATCATTGATGTCACGGGTGTGTATGCGGTTGGTCAGGTAGGAAATGTAACTGTTGTTGCCGATGCAGTTGTGGACTTGACGGGTGTATTTGCCGTAGGACAGGTTGGTAATGTCACGGTAGAAGCCGATGCCGTAGTCGATTTGACTGGGGTTTACGCCGTAGGTCGGATTGGCAACGTAGATGTATCAGGCAGCGTAGTTGTAGACCTTACTGGGGTGTACGCTGTAGGGCGTATAGGTAATGTAGATGTTCAGGCTGGTGCGGTTGTTACGGTTACTGGGGTAGCTGCTATTGGGGTTACAGGCTCGGTAACGGTGACTGGCGATGCTGTAATTGACCTAACTGGCGTTTATGCCGTAGGCCGACTAGGTAATGTAGATGTATCTGGCGGAGCTACCGTATTTGTCACAGGCGTTTATGCAGTAGGTGTAATTGGCAACGTATCTATTTCAGGAAGCGCCGTAGTAAACGTGACAGGCGTGAAGGCAGTTGTTAAACTTAAGGTTGTAAACGTATGGGGCGATATTGATACAGATCAGACCCCAAATTGGCAGAATATTGTGCCAGGTGCTGGTTCAGGATGGACTGAAATTACGCCTAGCCAGACGCCTAACTGGACAGATGTTTTAGTGCCTTCGGGCTTTGATAATTAAGGACATACCATGGCAAGTACCTTTTCAACCACATTACGCTTAGAGCTTATAGGCGATGGCGACCAGTCAGGTATCTGGGGTCAGACTACTAATACCAATCTAGGAACCCTATTAGAACAGTCTATTACAGGCGTTGTATCTATTACTATGACAGACGCCAACTACACGCTAACTAACTTTAACGGGGTATCCGATGAAGCTCGTAACGCTGTTTTGGTGGTGGGTGGTACAAATGCTGCAGTGCGGGATATTATTACTCCGTTAGTTGAGAAGCTCTATGTGGTCAGGAATAATACTTCTGGTGGATTTGCGGTCAATATTCGTGCATCCAGCGGGTCATCTGTTTCTGTGCCTAATGGCGCCACTATCTGGGTTTACTGTGA